GAATATCAGGTTATAATATAGCATTAGGCACAACAGAGGGGCGACCACATATAATTTCTAGTATGGATAATTTAGATGGTACTAAGAGTATAGAGGCTATGGCCAAGCATGCTCGACCAGCAGATATCTTGACAGAGCCGCTCAAAAAATCTTTGGAAGTGGTACCTGAAGCGCTGACTTTGATGTATAATGCAATGGGCACTTTAAATAAGTTATCGACAGAAGAACCTGTGGTATCAATCAAACGGTGTGATGGAATGTATTTAGGAGCATCTTCTGGTTCTTATTTGGAACAAGTAAAGGTTTTTGAGATAATGGGAGAAGGTGAGGAAGCATCACTTATAAGGAAAGCATCCCAAAAGAAAGTTCATTCACATCATGCAGTTATGTATAGTATAGCTGATTTTTTAGCAGGGTATGAACCTTTACAGTCTATCTTTACTCAGAATATGAAAAATGAACATTATACAGATGTAGGCCAGAAACAAAAAACTCGAGAATCCTGGGAAAAGTGGTTGGCGAAAGTTCGTACATATGAGATTCCGAGTGAATTTTTCATAGGTTTAGAACGAATAACTAATATGACAAGAATGCTTCTTGAGCGTGGTTTACTAATTTCCGTAGGAATGAAGTGGGCAAGAGGAGGAGCAGACTATCTTGCTAAACGTCTAGGTATAAAATTTGGAGAGGAGTGGAAGAAAGCTTTTGGAGATGGTGACTTTTCTAGTTTAGATCAGTCAATACATTATATCTTCATACAACTCTTTTATCAGATGGCAGGTGTTTATTATAAACGTGATCATCCTTCGTATGCAGAAATGATGAGAGCTATAGATTTTATAGCTCGAACAGTTTCGGCGAGAGTGGTAAGATTTTTCCAGAGGCTATGGGCAATAGTAATAGGAAAGATGCCATCGGGTGCATGGATGACTTCTCATGGAGATTCATGGATAGTAGGTTTATGGTTTTTTATGTTTGGTGTAATGCAAATAATGAAGGCACCACAGGAGATGCGAGAGAAAATGGAAGCTGATTTAATTTCTAGAGTAATTAATATAGTTGTGTATGGAGATGATCATATTATGACTACTGATAGAGGGAATACTCAACAGTATTTTAATATGATTCAGTTTAGTTTGTGGTGTAAGGTCTATTTAGGTGCAGAAATGCGGGATATAAGACCAGATGTGCCATATACTGTTCAAACTCGAAATGGATATCGAACTTCAGAAGGAATAGTCTATTTGAAACACTATAATGTTCGAAATAGATCCTTTTATCAGGAAGGAGGACAACAACCTTATTATCTTCCTTACCGTAGTATGTCAGATTATCAGATAAAATCAGTTTGGGGTCGGGAATGTAAGGATCGGGATATTTATGATTTCATTTTATCCCTAATAGGTCATTCCTATGGAACTTATGGGTCAAATTTTAATGCCAATAGCTGGTTAAAAGCAGCCTATGTTTCAGCATTTCGTATCTTAGAAAAAGACGGTATTACTCCTCAGGATACTCTTGGAACAGCGATAAATCGTTCCCATACGAATATAGATTATGTTAAGAAAGCAAGGCAAGCAGACATTTCTATGGAAAATTTACAAAAGGGCTTTCCCACGTGGGAGACATTAATAAAGAAGAATGTGTATGATCCTGTATATCATGAAGCGACACGTAATGATTTCCTAGAACGTTAAAT